ATGAACGATCACGAAACAATCGAACTGTTAATTTCAAATTTGCGAAAAATGACGAGGTTTGGCCATCTCCGAACCGTCGTCGAGCTTGCGGGCGGTTATGCGAATCGCAGCTGGGATTTGTTCAGACGAGACTTCGGTAATGGTGGCGTAAACCTGTCAGCAAAAAAACTCCGAGAGGTCCTTGAGAATTTCTTCAACGACCAGCTCATTGGGTCGGAACGATTCGTCCAAGTCTTTCGCCCAAGCAAAGGCGATCGCAAGCTGCTTGTAGACAAAATCCATACAGCCACGCCAAAGCGCAATGCCGCGTCGAAGCGGTATCCGTATTTATTAGCAGACGATCAGCTCGCGGACATCCCTACCCACCCTACGTTTACAGGGAAGCAAACCCTGAGCGATGGGTCGACTGCCTTGACATTCCTTTCTGGCCGATACATCGACGAACGCCTCAAATTTAAGCGCGATGATGTCACGCCATCCATCCAGGATGCGCTTTCGAAAGCGTATCAGGATTTTGATGAATTTATTGTCGTCCGTAAGATATTTAAGCAATGCGCGGACGCAGTAGTCGTGGCCCCCGACGCCAGCACAATTCAGTTACGTTTAGATGTGCCGAGTACAAATAACGTAGAATTTGGAGAAATTTGCGCTAAAGAGTTGGGGTACCAATTTCACGCGTTGTTTCATGGAGATGGTGGAAGCTCGCTCCTTGGATCTCCGGTTAACTTCTTCTCCGCTATCAACGGCCTGTACTCGGATCGGTCGGCAGGCCGAGTCGTCGAACTTGGCTTCGAAACGCCGACAAATTCGGTGAAGACGGAGCGGATGCGTGACAGAAATTCCGACCTGCGGGTCGAGTTGTATCACAAGGCAGGAAAAGGGGCCGTTCCCCACATTACGCCGTTCAAGATCTCGGTTCGCTTCGGGAAACAAGTGGGGGGCGAGTCGATTCCGGAGGTCACGCTCCCCGGCAATTTCAGGGAGCTGGCGAAGCCGAAGTCAATGCTGCAAATTGCATTGGTCCAAGGATGTACCACGGAGCAGGCGTTCTCTGAGACAATAGGCACCTTACTAAAGTACTGCTAAGGCGATGCACCTCCAAGAGGCAAAGGACAGGGTTAGAGATGTCTGGCACGACAGTGCCGAGGCGACCCTGTGCCTTGCCCTTGTGGACCTCCTTGCGAAGCATCGGGACGCTATTGAACGCGTTTCGTTTGGTCTGATCGACCAAGTTGCTCGCGAACATCAGATCGATGATCAAGCAGTGGTCGCAGGTGCGGTGCAATATCTGATTGGCCACGACTTGCACTTACTCGACCCAATCTATGAATACATCGACGATGATGATCACGTCTACGTCGTGCGTTCGCGCGAAATGAATCAAACGCTGTCGACTGGAGCGTTCCATCACCCGCTTACCGGCGAGATAGATCCAGACTACGAAAGCAAGGTATTCCTTTCGTTTAGCCCCTCCGTTATTGCGCGCGAACTACGGGAAGCGCCATGACGCACGATTTTTTTGCTGGCGGGGCCGTTGATCTCAAGACTATGCGCACTCTAATGCGACTTGCCGCTCTTGGTGATCGTGCATTTGAGCGCGCAGGCGCCGAAACATACGAAGAATTCGTCAGCGTTCTTTATCGTGACCTGGACGAAATTTTTCAACGCCTCGAATCTTCACGCCCGGTATATTACAAAGCATCTGAGGACGCAATTACAACTGCAATAGTTCATCAGTTGAAGATGGCGTCTTATGTCGCGAACCACGATGCAGACAATAACGGACACTGCGACCTAGTTGTCGAAAGCCGTCATAACCAGAAGTTCAAATGGCTCGGCGAGGCAAAAATCGATAGGGGCCCTACGTATGACTGGGGCGGATGGTTGCAGCTCACCCATCGATATAGCAATGCCGCCCCAGGCAGCGACCACGGCGGTCTCCTGCTTTATATGCGGGACGAGGATGCTGCAAAGCGACTAGCCACATGGGCCCAACACTTGAACGATCATGGCCACTTGTGCACATTTGAAGATGCAAATGGGCGCGGGATACTTGCCTTTTCTACTGAGACAAAGGATCCGGGATCCGGCACTCAATACAAGATAAGGCACATGGCTGTAAGCCTGTTTCACCAACCAATTAAATAACGCGCCCCGGTGCGCTCGATAATTCGCGCGCATCGCCCGCTCCCCATTTTTACGGCTGACGGGGAGATCTTATCGCACGATACACTGTATGTCCATACAGTGTATCGTGTACTATGAAACCGCAGTGGGCTTACATCTGGGAGTACGGATTTGCGTCGAGCGCGGAGCGCCTGCGGACGCCGATCGAGCTCACGAAGCGGGAATTCGATCACTGGATCGAAGACGACGAGCGGTCCGTCTTCCTGATGCACGTCAGGCCGATCGAAAGCACGCGGGTCGATCGCAACCGCGTGCCTCTCCGAGATCCGCGGTTCAGGATGAAGGCCGTGATGCCGGAATTCGACGCGCCGAACGATTCCGAACTGCGCGCGATGTACCTGGAATACACGGATCCCCAAGTGCGTACCCTCATCCTTGAAATTGTGATGCTGCGCCGGTCGATCGAGAAGTTTCAGGCGTGGTTTGACGACGCCGACAAGAACGTCGTCAACAAGGGCGACTTCGGCGGCGCTCAAGGGGCGCTTCAGCGACTGCGCCACCTCCTGCGCGCCGAGAAGCAGCGCGCAGGCATGCTCTGACACCTGGATAGATAAACAGGTGTTCGTCTATACTTCGGATGAATTCAACGAAAGCCGACCGTAAGTCGGCCAGAACGCCATGAAGATCATCCGGGGATTGTTCGGGCTCGCCGCCCTCATGATCGCGGCAGCCGCTGTCGCACAGTCGACTAAGGCGCCGGCCGACGTCTATGACCTAAGCTCGTTCGGTATTCCGCCAGCCGCCAAGCAGCAAACCTACGCCGGCCCCTACGATGCCCCGACGCCGCAGCTTGGCTGCAAGGTGTTCGACACGCGCGGTCGTGCGCTCGACGACGGCGAACTGACGGACAAGCAGCGGTATCAGGTGCAGTATTGCCTGCAGACCGTGCAGGCTCTACGCGCATATGACGAGGAAAGGGCGCGGAGCATTGACGAATTGCGCGCCATCAGCGAGGAGAATCACCGTCGCACGAACGAGCTCGCGAACATGAAAGCCGCGCCCGGCACTCCCGGCCCGATCCCCTACCCGCTGCCCGCCAACACGCCAACCGTTATCCTGCAAATGCAATAAGCGTCAGGTGCCAGCAGCGAACTCATCCGGGATGGCCGGCCACTTGATGTTGAGTGGGAATCCGGCCTGCTCTGGGATGTCTCGGAGCGCCTGCCGATATATCGCCCACAACGACACCCTGGTCTTCACCGACTCAGGCGCGTCCGATGGCACATTAGCCTTGCCATCCGACCACGCAAGGCACGCATCGCGGAAGCTGCGCGCCAAGCGGCCCACGTACTTCGCGCGATCCGCCTCGAACAGCGCCTTCAGTTTCAGCGGGTCCGGCTGCTCGTCGGGCAGTTTCCATTGCATGAAGAACGGATCGCCGCTCTGCTCGCCATCGGTCGCGATATGATGCGCCACCAAGAAATCGCGGCCATGTGCCGCTGCGGGGAACAAATCGAGCACGACCTCGACCATCGCATCGTGCGTGAAATCGCCGCAAAGCATCTTCTCTGCGGCCGTCGCGTGTTCGCACATACACTTCTCCTCAGTTGTTGCGCAGAATCACGCCGCGCAGACAGTGCCAGTTCGACACCCACATCCTGATACCGACGGCCACGTACGGCGCCGGGAGATCTGCCGTCTGGCCGATGTCGTCGCGAATGCCCGCAGTCTCGATGATTCCGGAGTTCCACTGGCAATTGGCACCACGGTCCGCCTTGCCGTTGTCGCGGTTGTACAGGTCATTCAGCACATCGTTCGACCAGCCGCGGTTCTCGAACCACCAGTTTCCACCAGGCGCCATGCGATGCTGGCCACGCGAGAACATGTTGCCCCAATCATCCACCGCCCATGTAACCGCGTTGTAGGCGTTGTTGATGACCTCGATGCCACCGCCGCCGCGAGCGCGGAGATATGTCCAAGTGTTGTCGTTGAGACCGGAACGAAGCCCCAAGTCCGCCTGCCAATTATCGGCCGACAGGTTTAATCGCCCCGCCATCGTGTCGCCCGAGCGATTGATCTTCAAGTATGGATTGAAGTTCCATTCTCCCCATACGGCGCCACCCGCACCACGCACGATGTCGGAGTTCGAGAACGTCCACGCGCTATTTTGGTTCGCCAGATGGAGAACCAGCGTCGGCTGCGACGTTGCGGTTCCGCCTTCGTACGCGTCAATTGCAGCGAGGTGCCGCGCCCCCCAGCGTGACCAGCGGATACCACCGTATCCCGATGCGAAGTTCGGGCAGTCGACCTGTACGGCGAAGGTACGCTCTTTGGTCCAATCCACGAATGCCCCGCCGATTTCTGCGGAGACGCGATAAGTGCCCCCAGCATAGCCGGCACCATTCGAAATGAGCGTCCCCGTCATCGTGTCGCCAGCCTTGCTGACCTTCGTCGCCAGCGCTGCATTGGTCGGCACATCGAGATTCATGCGAGCAGCCGCCTTGTCGACCACATCCGACAGGTTGTTCTGCTTCATCAACGCATTCGCGAGCGTCGCAGCCGCGTTATGCTCGCTGACTGCGGCGGCCGTCGAGGAAGCGGCTGCGTTCGCTTCCGATACGGCTGCAGCCGCCGCGCTCGCACTTGCCGCACTCGCGTGTCCCGACGCGCTTGTCGACGAGGCTTGCGCGCTCGCCGCATACTGCGATGCGTGCTGCTCGCTCGACGTCGCCGCTGTCGCACTCGCCGCGGCCTTGCCGGCAGCGTCACTGCTCGCTGCTGCAGTCCGCGCAGATTGATCGGCCGAGTCGAGCGCAGAGTTCGCGCTGTTCTTCGCTGACGTGGCGGCCGCCTCGGCCAAGCGACGGTCCGCGCGCGTTTTGGCGACGCTCGACTCGATGAACTGTCCGAGTGTTGCTTCGAACGAGTCGGCGTCGTTCGACAAAATGAGAGTGAGTTCCATGCGTCAGCTCAAGGGAGATTGCGCGATTCGAATGTAAATTGGCGGGCCAAGCACAACGTCACCCGTCGGAAACTTCAGCCGAGCGTCGATGCGCGCCTTCTGGGCCGTCCAATTCGTCGTTGATGCCGCTGTCAGGGTAAGCAGCCCCTTCGTCGCATCGACCCAATCGACGACAAGCGGCGCAATCTGCTCATTGCCGGCCTGATTGAACAGCGTGGCAGTCAGTTCGCAGCCGGAAAAGTCTGCAGGCGCACCATCTTTTTGAAGCGCACCAACGAGCTTGAACGTCGATCCGATGTAGACGGTCAGCATTTCGCCTCCGAGTCGTCAATGCGTGCCGGCCGCTCAGTTACGTCGATCGCCGCACGCCTGGGCGGTAGCCCGCTCGCCATCGTGAGCAGAGCGGTGTTCAGTACATCCTGCCGCTTAACCGTCTCATTTCGCATTGATTCGACAGCTGCCTGCACACCTCGGGTCTGACGTGCACCTTCCGTAATCAGCATCGGGATCCATCGGACCGAGCAATCAAAGTGATCCACGTCGCGTCCGGTCTGTGGATCGCGCCCGACGACGTGTGCGTACCAGGCGCATTCGTGTTCGACGCACGGTTTCTTGAGCAAGGGGCAGAGATTTTTTTTCGATTTCGTCATTGCCTCACCACGACGATGCAGTCGGCATATTTCACCTGCGGCGTTTTGAACGTATGGCTGTGGGTGCTGTTGCCGCCGTTAGCTTGAATTCCAATATTGCTTCCCGAGCCGTTGATGCCGATACCAGTTCCGGACGCGTTCAACCAGATCCCGGTCCCTGCTCGATGGGTCGGGAACGCGGTTCCGCCCACACCAAAACTTGTGTTGCCTCCGCCGGAAAACTCACTGGTTCCGTTGCCAAGGTACGGACCGCGACCGCTGGCCGATGTGTCGATTGCCCCGTGCAAGTGCCCTGGGTCGTTGACGCCGTGGTTATGTCCCGGATCACTCACACCATGCGAATGCCCCGGATCGAACACGCCGTGTCCGTGCGACGGCATCTCGGCGACGGTCAGCGCATGTCCGTCGACATTGAACGTGCCGCCGAAATTCCATCCACTCCATCCAGTCGTGCCGCCTTTCCCGACTGCCTGATTGAACCGCATTGCGCAATCCGTCAGTGCAGCGTCCGTATCGACCGTCCATCCTGTCGGCGCAGTCGCCTGTTGCAGAACAAGGCGCGTACCCTTCGGTGCATCGAGCGTCCCGTTGTTCACCTTCCCGTCCGCCAACTGCTTGACGAACGCACTCAGCGCCTGGATGTACTCATTCGCTTGCGTTCCGACCGGTTCGCTGCCTTGGGGACTGTTCTGGCTCGGCGTCGAGCTCAGGTCATTGATCGATCCCGGTACGGGCATCTTTCACCTCTTTCGTCAGTGAGTCGTAATCGCGCTCGCACTGCTGGCCGGCAATGCGGGCCCGGTCAGCGTATTCAGCGAGTTCTGTAGCCGCGTCGCCAGTCCGACCGAACACGTCGGCGAGCAGATCGAGGGCGTCGCCGGCTGGCGCGCCTCCGGTCGTAGTGGCGGGATGGCGGGCGCCGGCGACAAGCGCGGCGACTTGCTTGCGCAGGCCGTCAGCAGCAGAAGCAGCGACGGCAGCATCAGCACGCGCCTGATCACGGTCTTTCGCAGCATGTTCAGCGTTCTCCAGTTGCGCCGCGGTGCGGCGTTGTTCTTCGGCGCGTGCGTCGCTCACGGCCTCGATCTGGTCTTTTTGAGCGTCGACCGTTTTGACTAGTACGCCGTCGGCGTGCCCCTTGAAGTAACCCCCAGCCAGGCCGGCGACGGCCGCAACGATGACGGCGAGCCAGATACGCGGATCGATCCAGGTCATGTACCGCTCCGCATCATCGCGGCAAGGCGCGTCGCGCGCGCGCCGACCTGCCGAGCCCAAACGCTGTCCAGCATTTCAGCGGCCGCCGTGTTCCAGTCGCGACGTTGCGCGGCTGCGAGGAAATTGCGGAACCCGAGCAGCTTCGCCTGCATATTGAACGCCATGTTCATCATCACGCGCTGACGAACGGAATCGAGCGCGGACCACCACGGCAAATTGCGATCGAGCCACGCTTCGGTTTCCGCGACGTCGTTCTCGTACATCAGGTCGATCTCATTGTCGCGAAAGCCCTTGTCCGTCAGGTTTCGGCCAATGCCGCCCGATACCTTCCCAACCGTGTCGGTATAGATTCGATTGCGCCGGTCCTCGTCGCGAGTCAGTTCAGTCTTAAGCTTCGCTTTGTCGTAGTTACCCATATTCACTTCTCCCCGAACAGTTTCCTGGCATTCCGGCGCAACAGCACTTCGACGTACTGCGATCCGACGATGCCAAGCGCGCTTCCGATGCCGAGCAGCGCCATCGGTGTCAGATCCGGGATTTGCAGCAGCACGACGCCGGCCACCATCGAGGTCGCCGAGCCGAGCAATGCTCGGCCGATGACGAGCCGAAACGTCAATTGCTCATGCCCCACCAATACTTTCGCAATGCCGATGAATGCCCCCATGATGACCAACTCCAAAATCGTCTTTTCGTGCTCTTGCATTACCGTTCCCCGCTCCTTTTTCCCTTGCCCTGTTCTCGTTTTGCTTCGAATGCCTGAACCGCTCGCACACCTGCTTTTCCCGCACCTGACACCTTTCGCTTGAGCGCGTCCACGAATGCCTGACGCGCTGTCGGCTGCCCCTTGAACTCTTCAAGCGCGGTCGCGAGTTTCTTCGGGTTGAGCAACAGATCGATTGCGGCCTTTTCCGTACGCGCGGTCGCTTTCGCCACGGCCCGCTGCACAAGGAATGCGCCGGCCGCCGCCGGCAGATTCCCCGCCGCCGCCGTTCCGATCACTGCGGTATCTCCCGTGCGGCCGCGGATCAGATTGCCGATCAGGCCGCCGCCGAGCTGAAGGTTCGCGGCCGTCTGGCTGCCGGCTGCGCCGAGTGGCGCATTCGTCGCCGTCGCTCGCTGCAGGTCGGCGAGCAAACCACGCGCGTATTGCCCCGATGCCCCGGCCAAGTCACTGGCGCTGGGCAGCGCCGCCTTCGCGCCCTGGAACGTCATCTGTGCGTCACCAAACGCATTACTCGCCATCAGCCCGAGCTTCTGCAGCGCATCCTGCAGCGCCTGCCTCGACTGCAGGTCCGCCCCGGTCGTCGCTGCCTCATCGAAGTACTTCGCGTACGACGGAGATTGAGAACGCAGGTACGAACTGAATTCCGATGCAGCTGCATTCGCGTCCCGCCTCATGAGCGTGTCGGCCGCGCTACGGATGCGCTCATCGAGTGCCTGGCGCATGTATTCCTGCCCCTCGCCGCTCAGGCCCGTCAGATTGGTCGGCGTCGCCCTTGCCTGCTCGCCGAGCGCGCGCAGATCAGCGAGCATCGCGGGCGACACCTGATCGGCCGGTCGAATACCCGGCTTCAGTTGCTCGCCTGTGATGCTGTTGATCGTCTGCCGCAGCTTGTTCGGGCTGACGACACCCGACAGCGGATCGACAGCGCCGTTCAGACGCGCCTGCAGCGCTTGCTGCGCGTCGATCGGCAAGGAGTCGGTCTGAAACTGCGCGCGCGCAGGCGCGTACTCCGGGCTCGCACGATCCATCATGTTGACGAGTTGGTTCTTCACCGCAATCAGCGCTCGCGCTTCCGTGTTCCGCTCGTGCTGCATCGCGTAATTGATCTGATCGTCGAGGTATCCCTTCGCGTACAACAGCCCCCGGCCCGAGGCCCAAGTTCCATTGCCGAATTGCCCCGCCTCCACGATTGGCCCTTCGCCGAGGTTGTCGGACATGCGCTGAGCGAATCGCATCGCGTCCTGAAACGCTGGTCTGGAGTCGAGAGCGATGTATTCCGGCCACGATGTCGGCACCGACACGTCGGCATTCGCGAACATCTCATCCGCCGTCCGACCGCGCGCAGCTTTCAGCGCGTCGATCGTCTCCGGCGTGCCAGCGACACGATCGATACCCTCACGCAGCGACTGCATGAGCGGGGCTTGCTGATCCTCGAACGCCGCACTTGCGCGGCTCTCCGCGCTGGCGCGCGCAGACTTCATCGCCTGCCGGTATGCCGGCGACTGCATCACGTCAGCCTGTGCCTGCGTGAGCGGCTGCAGCTCAGCCTGCCCTGCCGCGACACGAGCCGCTTGAGCCTGCGTGAACGCATCCACTTCATCGGCGAGATTCGTGCCGACGACGCGCTCGCCCTCCGCGAATCGGGCGGCGTTGTTCGCCGCCTGCCGCGCCGGAAATGCCACCTGACCGTCCGCAGTGTTCTGCAGTTGGCGCTGAATTCGGACGAGCGTCGGATTCTGGCCGGCTTCCGCCGCCGTCGGCAGGCTGCCGGGAATCAGTTCGTCGCTGTTCGAACGGAGAGCCGCAATCGTCGAATCGAGTTCCGCACCGAGCTCGCCAGCGATCCGCGCCGCCGCCGCATCCTCTCCGCCGCGGATCGCGTTCCATGCGCGCGAGAATGCCGGCCGCGCCGCCGCTGCGAGTGCACCTACCGCCTTGCCGGCCAGATAGCCGCCAGCGCCAAGCCCTGCCCCCTCCACAGCACTAGGCAGAATTCCCGTATCGTTGAGCGCGCCTTGGCTCGCGCCGTACGCGCCGCCCGCAGCGATCTGCGGAAGCAATTCCGGCCCCGCCACCATGAGCGGCGCAGCGGCGCCCACGACGTTACCGGCCGTGCGCCAACCACTATTCCCTGCAGCGTCCTGCGCGTCACTCGCAAGTCTCGCGCGGCCCGTGCGCGCGTCGTCGACGAGCCAATCACCCGCACGACCGAGCGCGTTCCGCGGCTGCTTGCCCGTGACGAGGCTCGACAGATTCGGCGACTCGCCGATTCCGCCGAGCGATTGAAGGCCGCGACCGAGCAGTGCCTGCGCGCCAAGCATCGTCGATCCGAATCCCTCGCCGATACCTGCACCGAGCGCCGAGAGCGCGCTACCGTGACCGGCAGCCGCCGCATCAGGAATCGGGTTGTCGGTCACGCCTGGTACAACTGGCCCACCGTTATCGCCGCCGATGCCGAACGAGGTCAGATCGTATGGATCTGACGTGCGGCCCGGCCAATCGAAAGTCGCCGCGTTCGCCGAGCCGATCAGGCCACCGGACGACGGCGCCTGATCCTTCGGCGTGACGCCCATCGCCTGCCCCACCGTACGCGTCGCGGCGATCAGCTTCGCCCGGTATTTCGGATCTTCGGCATAGCCGCCTCGCACAAGCGCGTCCGCCGTTCTCGCGGCATCCGGCCCGGTGTTGAGCGCGTTCGGATACTTGCGTTGGATCAGCGACGAATATGCGTCGGCAAAATCCATCGGCGTAACGAACGCGCGATAGGCATCCACGCTGCCCGTCATGTTGTCGCGCGCCTTCACACCTGCACCGGCGAAATCCTTGATATTCCCGAGGTTATGCGTGCCCGGGATAATCGATTTCCCCCACCCCGTTTCATGCCCGAGCTGGCCGAGGACCGTCGTGCGATCGATTCCAGTTTGCGAAGCGATCCGGTCTGCTACGTCGCCGTAGGCAGCGGCAAAGGCGGCCGGCGTGAACGCGCCCTGACCAAAGCCGCTTACGTCATAAATGTCGTTCGGCATCAAAACCTCCAGCCGCGTGCCTGCAACTGCGCAAGCGACTGCTGCGCACGCTGATCGCCGCCCGCTGCCATGCGCTTCAGTTGCTGAACCTGCGCTTGCTGATCAGGTGTCATCGAGCCGGTGCCCGTTGCTTGACGCTGCGCCTGAGTCCCGACGGCACCGCGCCCCGAGATCGCATCCGCGAATGACGTCCCGGCAGCGAGCTGGCGACCGTTGATATTCGCGGGCTGCATCAGTGGTCCAAGACTTCCGCGGTTCGCCGTGAGGTAATCGGCTCGACCAGCTGCCGCAATCGCGGACGCCCGCTGCAAACGACCGACTGCAGCCAGATACGCCTGCCAGGTCGCCTTCGACGCCGTGTCGCTCGGCGTGCCGTTGCGCACCAGTTGCACGTCCTTATCCGACGCGGACCCGGGTGGCAGGCTGTCGAGAATGGTCGAGTTCACGAATTGCGCCAGCTGGCCGCGCAACTGCTGGCCCGCATCCTTGTTGCCGGTCGCCTTCGTCAGCCAGTCGTTGAACGTCGCGCCGAGACCAGACGAAAAATCCGGTGCGTTTGCAAGCTGGTTCGCGAGGTTGGCCGTCCGCTGGTACATCTGGCTCGCCGACATCGCCGCCGTCTGTGCATCGTTGACCGACTTTTGCTGGAACTCCGAAAGCGGCCCGCCGTACGGGTTGTCGACGAGCACGCGTGCTCCGGACACTGGCTCACCCGAGCGCGTGAAGCCCTGGCGATACTTCATCCCGTCCGGGCCTTGCATCTCCTGCCACGTCGCAACATTCGCGCCCCCCGGCCCTTGCATGAATGAGCCGGCCGTCGGCATTCCGTTCGCGTCGAGCTGGCCGGGCATGTAGAGGCTCTGTTCGGCGCCTACCGCAATCGGCTTGCTCGTGTCGAATTCGAACTTTTTGCGTTCAAGATCGAATCTCTGGTCGTCTCGTTGCTGCTCCTGCGTTAGCTTCTGCAGCGCAAGCGCATTCGCGGCATCGCTCTGTTTTGCCGTGCTGTACGCATTCAGGCCAGCCATGCCGCCGATGCCGATCAACTGGCCGAGATTGCGCGAGCCGTCGTTGCCCGCGAGCATGGTCAGGCCGGACGCGATCAGCGCCTGGCTCGCCGCGGGGCTCATGTTCGAGATGCGCGCGCCGAGCGATTCGAGCAGCCCCTTCGACTTCGCAGGCGAATCGACGGCATTCGACGCGGCTGCGCCGAGCATGCCGAGCAGGCCGCCTGAATAATTCGCGGGAGCAGATGCCGGCCTCGCCGCCCCTGCGCTGTCCGTATCCGCGTCGCCCGTCTGCACCGGGAAGTCCGGCACATTGACGGACTGAAGCTGCGGCGGAATGCCAGCTGGTGCTGCTTGCGCGCGAGCGACAGGCGAATTCGCCGACTGTGCGACCTGTGCAGCAGCAGCCGGCGTCGCCGCAGCTGGCTGCTGAAACGGAGTCGGCTCCACGCCAACAGGCGCGCCCGACTGCTGCGCCTGAGCGCGTGCTGCCTCATCCGCGCCGATCTGAATGATCCGCGGATCCGATAGCGGGCTGCTACCAGCACCAGCCGCCGAGTATGGATTGCTCGCCGAATTCCTGCCGATCTGGTCGATCAGACCGCCGACCGGCGTCGCACCTGACTGGAGCATTGCAAGCAGTCCCGACCAGCCGCTACCGCCGCCCTGAGCAGGAACGGCGCCCGCCCGTGCATACGGATTCCGCGCGGGGTCGTTGCCGATCTGATTGATAAGTGCATCGAGCAGAGGCATCGCCACTCCTTAGAACAGCGTCGAAAGGCCGCCTGCAAGGCCACCAATGCCCGCACCGATCATCGTCCCGAGGCCGGGAACGACCGAGCCCACAGCCGCCCCTGTGCCGGCGCCCTTCAGCGTCGCCCCTGCGATGTTCCCGAAGCTGTTACCACTGTGATTCGGATCGACGAGGCGCTGAATCAGGCCGCCGGAAATGTTCCCGGCAGCGCTCCACGGCGACGACGCACCCATACCGCGCGCGCCCATGCCAACCATAGAATTCAGTTGCGACGTGCCGTTCGTGGCCGTACCCGGCCCGCTATGACTTTCACTCATCCCGTAATCCCCGGACGGTACTTTTGAAGGAGTTGCAGGAGGCCATTGCCTCCGACGGAACCAGGTGCCGCGACGAAATCAACCACCGGAGCGGTAAAGTTCTGTTCCTGCAGCCGCACTGCGGCACTTCCACCGCTGACACTTGGTGCATTCGTCGGCGGCGGAACACTGAGCGCCTTGCTCGCGGCGCCGAGCCCCCCAGCCAGCTTTTGAGCCATGCCACTCGAATCTGGCATCGTGAAACCGAACGAATTAGAACCGGCAGCCGGGGCCGAGATTGACGTCCCGGATCCGACGCCGGTCAAACCAGCGAGCGACGGACCACTCGACGGTGCCGAGAATCCATCCGGCATCGAGAAGCCGAACGAGTTGGATCCGACACCGGAGATTCCCGACGCGGAAGTAGAGATTGCGTCCGTGCTCATCAGAACATCCCCGCGAAACCGAGACCCATCTGACCAAGGCCCATCGCCGTTCCGAGAAAACTGCCGCCGCTGCTCTGCCCCGTCGTTGTCGTCGTGCCGGCGCCACTGCCGAGCGCCCCGGCCAATCCCTTCGACAGAATCCCCAGTTGCTGATACGGCTGGTTGACGCGGTTGAACCACTGTTGATACATCGCGTTCAACTTGTCCTGGTCGTTGCCTTGCGCGACTGCTCCGCCAGTAAGCTGATTGCCAGAAAGGCTCGACGCAGCCGTATTCGCACCCGTGGCCGTCCCCAGAGCACCGAGGATGTTGCCCTGCTGATTCTGGTAGTTCTGGCTCGCCTGCGAGTTGTAGGCAGTGTTCGCCGCCGTGCCGACCGACTGATTTGCGAGATTCACGGCGTTCTGTTGAGCGGCGTTCTGCGTCGCCACGTTCGCCGCCGTGTTGTAGGCTGAGTTGTACATGTTCGACGTGTTCTCGGACAGCGTGCGGCCCAGGTTCTGCTCGTTCTGAGACGTGACCTGTTGCTGTGCCGAGCCACCGAACGCGCCGGCATTTCGGAATTGCGCCATCGTGCTCGCCGCCGTGCCGTTCTGGTATGCGTCCGTGATCGCGCGATTCGACGCCGCCACGGTAGATGCAAGGTACGGGTTGTTTGCAGGATCGGCAAACTTGTCAGCCGCGGTCGACGCCGTCACGTTTCCGGCGTACGGATTCGAAATCTGGAAGCCGTTCGGATTGCCGGTCAACGATCGGTAATAGTCCATCGCCGCGCCGGCCGTCGACGCCTGATTGCCGGCCGCGTTCGTCAGCCCCTGAATCGCGCCGGTCTGCGTCGAGTTCAGGTCGGCGACCGTCTTTCCGTCGTACTGCGGGATATCCGTCTTGGACAGGTCGGACGATCGCTTGAGCAGGTCCAGCGCGTAGGGCTTCGCCCATGCTGGAAGGTCAGAGGTCGTCGTTTGAGATTGGCTTCCGCCACCATCGTCCGCCATGTTCGTCTCTCAAAAAGCAAAACGGCTCGCCTCCCTTTCAGGAGAGCGAGCCGTCCGTGGATGGGCTTCGTGTCGAAGAATTCGAGAGGAATGCTACGTGGCGGCGATTTCAGGAGTCAAATCGTCAACGGAGCATTCGTACACCGTCGAGCGCACCTTGAAGCCATGGAAGCCGGCGACGCGCTCCCAGCCCCGCCGGCTGGATCCGAACGTAAGCGCGTTCGCGCCCGCTGCACGGGCCATTGCCATGAGGTCGGTGCGGAACACGGCCATGACGTCGTAGCCGTTCTGCGCCCAAAGCAGCCAGATATGAAAGTCCCGCGTGAGGTGACGTAAAACCATCCAGCCGACGCGCTTGCCGCCGACATGCAGCAGGCAGAGCGCAGCATTGCCCTGCGCGCAGGCCATGTACACTTCTTCCGGGATCACCCCGTCAGCGGGCGCCATGCTCAGCATTTCCTCACGAATTGCCGGCCAGACATCCCGCAAATCATGCGGCTGCACAACGATCAATTGCCGGTCAGACACCGTTCCTCCCTCCATTGCCCTGGCGTGCCCGCTTCGATGCAAATCCAGCCACTCACTGTGTAGCGGGAACCTGCGTTCCCGAGTTCGGCCGGCTGCGAATTCCGGATGAAGTCTCCGCGTGCGTATGTCGTCAACGAACCCGCTGCGGGCGGGGCGGCCGCCGTATTGTTGATCGCCGACATCTGACCGTCAGACACCGCGTTCAGTTGCTTCACGACTGGCTCAAGCGCGCGCTGAAGCGCTGCGACGAGCGTCGCAAGGTTGCCCGGTTGCCCAAGATTGAAGTTCGGCAATCGCATCAGATACTCCCCGCGGACACGACCCGCGGCACGGCGCCGAGGATTTCGTGGTTCCCAGTGAAATTGAGGATGACCTGCGCGTATCGGCACGAAAAGTCGGCGCCGAGCTCACCGTCGTACATGTCGCCGAGCGGTGCCGCCTCGGAATCACCGCCGAGAGATGAAAGCATGCGCGCCGATCCCGTACAGGCCGTCGGACGGCTCGCGAACCGAGGAACTACGCCCTGAACGTACATGAACTCGAAGTCATCGCCGAACCAGCCTGTCGTCAGCGAACTCACCTCCGAAACGCCGCTGAGCGATTGCAGCCGATGATTCGTATCGACGATCGCCGGAATCTCCGACGCCTGCATCCAGAAAGCGCTGTTGTACGGGATCTTCGGCAACGTGTCCCACGTCGACACGTCAGGTAGCGATCCGAGCGAGTCCCATGTGATCTGGCCGCTGATAAACACGACCGACGATTCGATTTTCGCGTCGGCCCGGCCGAACTTCCCGGTTCGGTAGTTGAGAACCAGGCACGTGTCCGGCATTCCGTCGCTCGAATTTCCCGAGACGAAATACCAGTAGACGAGCTCGTTGTCTTTGTCGTGATAGCTCTCCACGCGATCGCGATAGCGCTTCGACCAGTTCGATGCAAGCCATTCGTGCACCTCGTCGCCAATCGGCGTTACGGTCGCGCCGTCGTACGAGTAGACCTGTGCATCGCTACCGAGGAACACATGCCGCGTGCCGATTGCCACAACGGCTTCCTGGCATGGCGTTCCGACGATCGGCGAGATCAGGTTCATCGCCCAAATGACCGGCGGCCCCTGATACGTGCCGTAGAACATCGACGACTTCTTGTAGACGACGATATTCGTACCGAGCGCACGACCCGCCGTCACCTTCCCGGGCGTGTCGATGATGGCGCCCTTCGCGCACTGCGTGGCCTGACTCGGCGTCCAGATCGTCTGATTGTAGATGCCACTGCAGAACCAGCCGTTCGGACGATGCCCGTCAGTTTCGTCGGTCGTGTCCAGCAGAAAGACGAAGCCCTGCACAACCTCAACGATCGACCCCGACGGCGCACCTGCGATCGAGCCGAATTTCCCCGTGTTGACCGACTGCTGCAACGGGTTAGCGCCCGCGCCATTGACTCCAAGCGTCGCATTGCCGAATTGCGCGAAGCGCCAGCGATTCGCGCCCCCTGTATACGCCATGCCCGACACATCGCTGTGCGTCGCGTCTAGGACTTCGTAGAGCTTCTGGGCCGTACCGACGATCGTTCGATAGCTCCCAGAGAGCAATTCGCATGTTGCAGCGCCTGTCACTGGATCCGGGAACGGATCCGTGCTGATCGGCGATGGCGTCGACGCCGCACGCATGCCCCGCAGCGTCGGCACCATGTTCTTGCAGTCGAGCACCGCGCCCGGCGTTGTCGGGTCGACAGACGGCGTAAAGCCCCGAAAAGGAATTGTCGCCGCCATCAGCGCGTCCTCATTCTGAGCGGCTGATCAGCCGTCTTGGCCTTCTCGTCATCCGTGACGAGCTCGTCGATCGCGGCGTCGCGTTTCTGCATCCAGAGCGTAGCGCGTGCGTCGTCGCGCATGTACATGGCGGCTTCGTGCAGCGCACCGAAAAGGTACACGTCGGGGCCGTCTTCGAGCAGCCAGTTCGATGTATTCGTTTCCGATAGCGGCTCGATCACCGTGTAATAGTCCAGCTGCAGCACCTGCCCGAGCTGCGCAACGCTCAGCGACAACGAGTCGCCGATGATCTGATAGCCGGATGCGATCTGATGCGAGGATCCGCCAGCGTAGGCCGATTCAATATTTGTCGGAGCTGGATCAAGCGGACTGCCGCCGTAGTAAACCTGGATCACGCGCGCCCAATCTGCGGGTAGCGACACGACCGGTTTCGACGGCGTGATCTTGAACGTCGTGCGTCGGGCGCGCGTGAAGATGTTGCGGCCGAAATGCTTTTCGGCCAGCATGATGAAATCGGGGAACAAGTCAGCCAAGTCGGCACGCTTGATCCACCTTTTCATGCTGGCCTGGAGTTCACTGTAGGACGTGATGCTCATGATCCTCGCCGAACTGATTGATTCATTTGCGAAATATCGTGCTAGAATTCAGTTGCATTGACGCTGCCGGACAGGTGTTGAAGGACGGTTCCCGGAGGTTGATGCTCCAAGCCCGCCGACGCTGCGGGCTTTTTCATTTCCGGTCCTTCGGCTTCTTGTAGTCCCCTTTCGGGATCACCGAAAACAGTTCGGGATTCTTCTTCCCCGAGGTCTCAAACGTCACCGCGTCGTTGACGCTGTTCCCGTATCCGTCAGCACGCGCATTCGGATTGACCAGGCTCGGCCGCCCAAATCGATCAACTTGAACTTGAGACTGCGGAGACAGGCCACTCTCGATTTGCTTCACCATGTCGTCGATCGAATAGCCGTCGGCACTGCGGCTCTGATAATGGTGTGTACCGCGATACCAGAGGTCGCCACCCACTTCTGGCAGCCCGTTCTGAGCCCGCGCGGCGTTCAATGCGGAAAGTTGGTCAGGCGTCAGGTTGCCGATGTCGATCGGGCGAGGACGCTCGCCGCGCGCCAACGCCTCAAGCAGCCCGCGGGCACCCTTCAGCGCGCCATCCTTTACCGGCCCGATCAACATCGGCAGTAGGCCGCCGGCCAGATCGCCACCAGTGCCAGGCGAATCGCTCAGTGCATGCCAGTCGCGCATTCTCTGCGCCATCCATGCTGACCCGCCGACCGGGTTCTCGATGGATGGGAATCCCTGCGGCAAGAACGAGCCGAGCGCCGCTGTGGTTCCGTTGATTGCGTTCGTCGTAGCGTCGACAGGAGCGCCGAGCGTGCCGGCGATGCTCTCCCGCGTTGCGCCGCCGAGAAGTTGATCGAGCAAACCCATTACGCCGCCTTGACGGCCGAAATTGCGCCGTATGCAACAGCTGCGGTCACCGGACTGTTGAGGCCGGCATTGATCGTCATTTCGCGAACGAACACGTTAGACCCTCCCGGGCGCAACACGGAAATACGAAAGATCCGGGTCGTTGCACATGTTCTTGATGTGCTTCGGGTCCGCCATGAACTCCTGAAACGTGATGCCGTTCGTGTTGCAGTACGACTCGATAATCACGCCCGGGATTTCAGCGACGTGCCGCATCTCGCTCGATCCGTGAATGCCTTCGTTCCGCAAGGCGGAAGTCAGGTCGAGAAGGCCGTCGAAATGTCCAGTGCGAACGACGATCGTCTGATCTCGGTCAGGGTCGGCGAAAAGTTCCGTTGTTGTCATATCCGGTTCCATCGGCAAGGCGGTCCCGAAGGACCGCCCATTCGTTACGCGGCCAGATCGCGGATCTGCGCCGAGCTGGCCTCGTTGCGCGCTTCCAGCGTCCCTTCCCAGGTGATCTGCCAGTTGCGCGCGTCGCCGACTTTCGCGAGCTCTTCCTTCTCGAATCCGCGAAGCGTCGCCAGCGCCCACATCGACGTGTCGATCGGATAGACCGCCGCGTCGTTGACCGCCGACATCACACGGTTCGGGATCAGCGCGACGTTGCCGAAGTCCGAGGCGTAGACCGAATACGACGTCTGGAGCACCGCCGTCTTGCCGCTGCCTTGCACCGACTCCATACGGGTCGCATTGCCCGCGAATCCGGACGCCCGCTGCTTGTCGATCGGCCGCATATGAACCTGGTTCACGTTGCCGCCGGCCTCGTAGCCGCGCCGCAGCGCTTCCTTCAACAGATCTTCGGCGAACGGCCGAGCCTTACCTGCGACCGGAGGCGTGTTGTTGTCCGGATCCGGCGCCGCCGCGCCATCGCCCCCGAGGAAGTTCGTGTGACACCAGCCCTTGACGCCGCGCATCTTGCGCGGAACGGTCTTCGAACCGGTAACCGCCGCGCCGCTGACCAAAGCCGTCGCCTCGATATCCTTCTTGAGCTCGATCGACTTCTTGGCCGACAGGCGCGCGACTTCCTTCGGGCCGGCACGCTTCACCGCCTCCTGCGTGCCGGACACGCTGAACGTGTCCCACACGATCTGACAGCGGTTGCCGATTCGCTTCGTCGGATCCTGCTCGTTGTACGTCGCGTCCGCACCTTCGACGGCCGCATTGCTGTCCGTCGGCGCCCGCAGCGAATCGGTCTGCCATTCGTGATAGACGGCTTCCGCATCCGTCTTCGCGATAGCCGACGTGAACGGCGTATCGGTCGGCGAGATCTGGAAGATCTTGTTGATCAGATCCTCGCGGTTGCCGACCGCGGTATAGGTGGTGTAAGTCCCTTTAGGCATGTTGCACCCTTTTCAGCTTGCCGCGCCTTCACTCAAAGAAGGCCGCGAGCGTTTTTTCAGAGGGGTTCGCCGCAAACGCTTTTTCCGCATTGGCTCGCGCCTGTTGCGTTCTGGTCGTCGTTCGCGCCGGACCCGGCCGCGCGACACGCGGGATCGGCTGATTGCCGCCCTGCTGCGCCGCTTTCTGTCGGGCGATTGCCTGGTCGTACAGCATCGCCTTCTGAGCAATCAGCAGCACCTCTGCCGAATCGATGTTCCCGCGGATGCCCGCCGGGATACCTTGCGATTCGAGATAGCTATCGATCGCTCTCGCGCCTTCCTCTGCTTTCTTCGGGTCCGCCCAGGTCGGGTTGGCCTGGACGAGCTTGGTGTGAGCCTCGCCCAGACGCCGCTGCTTGGATACCGCTTCGGCTTCAGCGTTGCGCTGCGCGAGCACCGATTGCACCTGACGAGCCTCCAGCAATTGCCGTTGGCGAGCCTCCCAAACGTGACGGGCCCGAACGTACTCGGTCGGGTTTTCCGTCAGCAGGCGCTCCCAATTGGGCTGCTGCTCGGTCATCAGGGCTTCGTGTGCCCGGATGTAATGCTCCAGCACCGTGCCGAGCTGCTTTTCGCGCTCCGGCATCTGCGCCAGCTTTTCTTCCGCGTCCTTTCGGATAGCAGCGGCTTCCTCGAACTTCCGGTTCGCGCCGTGGTACTTCGACGCATCCGCGATCAGTTCCGACAGCTTTTTCGATACCTTCTTGCCGTCTCCGACAGGCACATCGAAAACCGGATCCTCATCGTTGACGTTTTCGTCGTCGCTCTGATGCTGCTCGCCGTCGCCGAGCAGATCAAGTTCATCGGCCTCGTCTGCGGGACTTTCTGCACCGCCGTTGCCTTGACCACCCGCGCGCGCACCGTCGTCGTGCTCGTCGTCGCCTTCGAGGCTTTCGAATCCTGCGGCCAGATCGAGCATTGCGCCGCCGTTCAGTTCTTCGTCCATCTTCTTCTCCTTAGGCCGTCCGGCCGCCGTAGTTCATGAGCGCCGATGCAAGCCGCTCCTGGTCAAGAAGCGCTCCCACTTGCTCCTGTTGTTGGTCACGCTGAATTGCGTCGTTCATTGCGAGTTCAGTCGCCGGATCCGTGATCTTCGCGGCGAAGGCGGCACGCTCGCGCTCGGCCGCAAGGGACGCATAGAATTTCTCCCGCTCCCACGCGAGATTCTGTGCGGCCACGTCGCGCTCGCGCGCGTCAAGCAACTGTTCGTGCTGCTGCTGAAGGTGTGCATCGAGTTCCATCTTCGCCGCGTCGGTCTGCTGCTTGAGCTGTGCCTTCTCGCGCTCGACTTGAATCTGCCCGGCGATCAGCTGAGCTTGCGGGTCAGGCGGCGGTGCAGGCGGGGCCGGTGGAGGCGGCGGCGGATCGGAGATGTATTGCGTCGGCTCGCCGAGCTGCAGCGCCTTCACAAGCTCGTGCATAGTGCGCTGCAGGTTCTGCGGCGTCACCATCCCCGCGATCTGCGGATTCGGGCTCTGCGCAAGCTGCTGCTGCATCCCAAACAGCTGCGTAAGCTGCCCCACACGCTCCGCCGTGTCGCCCGTGCCAGTCCCGACAACGACCTTCATCGAATACTGGTTGCGCCAGACGCGCGGATCGATGTCGACCCATTCGCCCTTTCCGGCGGCGATCGCCATCGGCTTGTCCTGGTGCTGCATCAACAGCTTCTGGATCAGACGGAACAGATCCGTCACGCCAGTCTCAGCGAACTTCCGCGCGATCATCTTCACGCGCAGGTCAGCCCGCGCCGTGATGCGCTTGATGCCGGACGCCGTGTGATTCAGCGTGTCCGCGTCGAGGCCCTGGCTGTATTTCGTAATGCCGGTGCGCTCCTGCGACATGGTGTCGACGTACTGCAACAGCTGCAGCGCGCCAGTCGTATCCGACAAGCCCTGTTTGATCGGCACAATCGCGTCGGGCCGCTTCATGCGAACGCCACCGCCGGGCCGGTTGTCCATCCAGTCGTTGACGTTGACTTGGCCTTCGATCAGCCCCACGCGCCCGTTGATCTGGATCTGCATGTTGTCGTCGAGACCGCGCAGGAACTTCGTCTTGATGCGCTGGATTGGCATCGCGAGGTCGGCAATCGAGCGGCCGATCAGCAGGCCCGGAATCGAAATCGGGCTTACCAGCGCGAACGGCGGCCCGTCGATCACTTCGTTGTCGAGGATCGTGCCGCCGGCTTTGGTGATCTTGCGCCATTCCGCAATCCCGTCGCCGTCAACGTCGATCGGCAGATAGCATTCGTACAGCTCGATCGTCCGCTGAGACTCGTCACCAAAACCGTCGTCGAGTGCGTTCGTCACCACACGGCTTTGTTCGCCCTGGCGCGCAAGCGCGAGCGCAGACATGTCCGCCGCCTCCGCGTTCGGCTCCGACTCGATGGCGTCGACATTCTCGTATCCCTCCGCCCGGAGGTCAGAGAGCGTTTTCCGGATCCGCTCCGCACAAAAGCCGTCGCTGAGACGACGGGATCGCGACGAGACAATGAAGTTTTCTGGCATCACGGCTTCGAGTGCGATCTGCCCGGCCTTCTTCGAACGCGTCAGCACCACGTTATGCAGGCGCGGCAGTTGATCCGTGTTGATCGGCTGCGGCGGCGGTAATTGCGGCGCAGGCGAACCGTCCGGCGCTGGCGGCAGCTGCTGGCCGGCCTGCTGCGCTTGGTACAGGCGCAGTTGCTGCTGGTATTGCTCCATCGCTGAGCGCTCGGCCTGCGGATCGATGAACGATTGGACGCTCGTCACCGTCACTTCCGCGTCCTGCGTGAGAATCGCAAGCTGAATGTCTGTTAGCCCCTCATACGTCTCGCGCGTACGCGTCGTGTCAACCTGCCACCACGCCTTGACGATGCCGATTTTGCTCAGCAGCGACGACTTGAACCAGTCTTCGAAAATTTGGAAACCCGGGTTCTGCACGTTCACGACGTGGTTTGCGACGAGCGTCATCTGGTCGGCCGCATCCTCGTCGCCGGCCTTCATCGGCGTGAAGCGCACCGGATCGCCGCTCGCGTAGAAGATCTCCATCAGCGTAGGCATCAGCCATTCGACCTGATCACTCACGACCGTATCAACGATGTCCGATCGGTCGTCGACGTCCGGCGGCGAAAGATCGCCCTCCGCCTCGCCGAAGTAGTACTCCATCGCCTTGGCCTGTTGCTGCTGAATCTCGCTCCCCATCCATTCTTCCGCGCTGCGGATGTGCGAGTCGAGGATCGACGAGATTTCCTCGTCAGGCATCTTGTTCCGGCCGCCTTCGTCCGTATCGATGCTGTCGACGACCTGCACGGGCGCCGGCACCATCGGCATGTCCGACGGGTTGGTGTCCGGCATCATCGCCAGCGCAACCTGATTCATCAGTTCGTCTTGCTTCATCGCCTAGATCCCAAGGTCAATTTCCGGTAGTTCATTTCGCCGCCCCACCCGGTGCGGTTGTTGTGCATGCGCGGTGCGTACACGGCCACGTACCGCACGCCATCGTTCGCATGAGAGTGATCGTCATGCTGCGGATGGCCCGCCTTCGTGCGCTGGTAGCGCTTCATGTGCTCGATAAGGCCATCCGTCTTCGATCCGTCGGAATACGTACGCGGGCCGCACCGCGTCTTGTCGATGTACGTCTTCGGCAGTAACTCCCGAACGAGACGAATGCCAGCCTCGACTGACATGTTCTCGGCAATCTCGACTTCCCACCCGAGCGCTTCCATCTTGGCTTTCATGGACACGCCATCGCTATCCAAACGCTCGTGTTCCGCGTCGTGCGGCATGACAACGATCGCGCCTTCATAGCCAGCGTCGATGAACTGCTGGCTGAACCAACTGAGCGGCTTGCGACGGTTCTCGAAGAAATCGACGAACCTGAATTCGCCGCCCACCTGCTGCACGACGGGGCACGACGTGAAATCGTTAAACCCGAGGTCCATGATGATGTAGGTGTTCAGCCCGTCGTCGATCGCGATGTTCAGCAATCGCCCCTCGCTCTCCATCTTCGAGATCTCATTGAAGTAGATCGCGCCAGCAACGGCCGGCAGCGGCATACCAAGCCATACGTGCCTGTGCATGTCCGGGTCTTTGCCCTTCATGTCCTGCTCTTCGAGACGCAGTTCTTCCGGGAACCACGGGTTCTGATCGAAGTTGACGAACAGGCTTGCGCAGTTCGGAAGCCCCTCGATCACGACCTTCTGGTAGATGAAATCCGTTTCGAGCTCCGGGTTCCACGACAGCCAGATCTGCGATCCAGCGGCCCGGATCGATGGCGTCAGCTTCCGGAAGCTGTTTTCCGTGATCGTCTGCGCTTCTTCGACCCACGCAATATCGATGTCGGCCAGCGACTTCACGTTGTCGGCCGTCATGTCGCTCAACCCGCGGAAAATGAACGCGCCTCCGATCTTCGGACGAATCTCGTTCGACAGCACGTCGAAGTGCGAGTCGAGGCCCATCTTCTTCATCTCGGAAACCAGCGTCGCGTAGACCGATTCCTTGATCGAGTCCTGCACTTCACGCGTACACAGCACGCGCAGCGGTTTTTGCGTTGCGCGAATCAGCAGTGCGCGCGCGAAGTTGACCGTCTTGCCAGAGCCTCGGCCGCCGCGCGCGCTAATAAAGCGCCATTGCGGCTCAAACAGCACCCGCGACCACGCGGGCATCTGCATCCGAATCTCGTTACGCGTCGGTGCTTGCATACGACTCCCACACGCCCGAATCGCGCAGCATCGCCGGCTCGCCATCGAGTACCGGAATGCCGCGCCACGTCGTGTGAATCACTGCTTCAGGAGGGTTCGGGAAGCGGGCGCGTGCGATGTCGCGGCCGTGTGCCTTGATGAACGTGCGGAAAGTCCCCCATGAGGCGGGGGAAATGCGGGGGTTTTGTGCCGTCGAAGTGCTTTCGCTCGCCGCGACAGCCGATGCGTCGGGCGGGGAATCAGCGTTCTTTCGGGGGCGTGCGGGCCGTCCCATTCTTTGCGATCTCCAATGACTGCGCGGCCAGGCGGCCGGTATCCACGATCGACTGCAACTTGCCCTTGATCGCCTCAAGTGCCTGCAATCGATGCCACGCATTCAACGCTACAGGCGACTGCGGATCGTCGCCACTTCGCCACTCGGAAATCGCCTCTTGTTCGAGCTCCGCCAGCACACCGACGAACGCCTCATCGTCGAGAAATTCGCCCGCGCGCCGGCCGCGAATCTGTTCTTCGCGCCAACGTCCTTCACTCATTACCCTCTCCCTGCGCAGTCTTCGCCGTCTCAACGAATTCGACACGAACCAAAGCGCCACCCGGCGGCAGACCGAGATCCACCCTCTCGCGCAGCATCCCGAGATGCTTCATCGCGTTCCCGAGCGCCGTGTTCTTGTCGAGGATCTTGTATTTCTTCGTGAGCGTCGGCACGGATTCAAGATCACCATTTTCGTCTGCGTTGAAGGTCATCTGCTCAACAACTTCGAGGCCGGCGATCGCGGCCGCCGTGTCGGCGTCGAGCTCGTTGATCGGAAGTGGCTTGCCATTCGCGTCGAACAGCTTTCGCGGGTCGAAGAACGCGATACGGGCGAGTTCCTGCAGCACGCGATCCTGCGTGATCTCCGTGCGCGCCTCGCGCGCCTTCATCGCATCCGCGATCGCTTCGGCGATTTCAGGTTTTTTCAACAGCTCAAACCCCATTTGGCCGGCCGTGCGCTTGCTATAGCCTGCCCGGATGGCCGCCTGCGTCGCGTTCAGATCGATCAGGTATTCGTCGACGAAGCGCATATGCTTCGCGTTCGGCTTTTTCGATTGCTTGCTCATGCTTCTTCAATTTCCGCCTGGCGACGCCGAAGCGCGCGATAGTCCTCGACGATTTCAGCGAGGACAGGATTGCCTTGATGGATCCCGCGTCCAATCAGCTCAAGGAACTTCAACTTTTTCGAAATCACGTTGTCGGGCTGCTGGTCGAGCTTCGCCATCTCGCGCTCCGGAACGGTCGAGGAATAGCGATTGAACTGCTCGATCGAACACGAATACTTCGGGTATCCCTGCCCTTCGACACGCGTCAGAAACCCCTTCGATACGAGGCGTGGCACCGCCCGCTGTACGGCGTCGCGATCGGCTTCGATGAATCTCGCCAGTACGCCGCTACCGATCGGCATTTCGGCCGTTCTCATGAACGACATGATTCTGTAGTTCAGGCTCATGAACGCTCCCTAACGTCCCATACGTGGTCGCCGCTTTCGAGGAACGCCCCGAGCACGCGCGATTTCTTGTTGTCGGTCCAGTACGCCTTCGTTCGGAAGACTCCCGGCTCTACCCACCGCGTGTCGCTCGGCGCGATGTGTGTCCGATGACACTCCGGAATGAATGCGTCGACTTCGACCGCCGCGATCAGCTGGCGCTTGACGGTCGAAATTCGCGCGATCCGATAGACGCTCGTCACAAGCGGCCGGTGCATCTCAGAACTGATCGCCGGCCCCATGCCGTGCTTTCGCTTGAAGCAGTGCCGCCCCGCGGGCAACTGCACCGTCAGAATCACTGGCAATTCGTTTCTCCCATCTTGCGGGCGCGGACCGGCGCCCATTCCTCAAATGCCCGATCCCAAGTGTCGAACTTGACCTGCTTCGTTGTGCCGACGCGGTTCTGATCTATCCACGCGTGGCACCACATGCACCCCGGAACCGTGAACTCGTTCTTCGCCTTCAGCAGACCTGCCTTCCCGTGCCGCGATTGGTTCGAGTGGCACGGCACCACTGTTTCGTCGAGCGGATTGAATCGACAGACGCCCGGCACGCGCAGATAGCACGGCTCGCCACGGCAAGCCGCCAGATACTTCGAGCCTTCGGCAACGGTCGGGCGCCGCTGGTGGCGTTTCATCGCGACCTTTCGCGGAGCCTGCTCGGGAAGCGGTGAGCTTTTCCGGGACCATGAACCGCGCGAAAGTGGCTTCTTGCGTGGGCCAAATCCGGACCGTTTCATGCCGCATCCCTACCGACGTCGATCATGGCACGCATCGCCGGCAGCAAGGCGTTCAGTCCGACCTCGATGGACAATTCCCGCTTGATCTGCGGCGGAATGCACTCTGTCGACGGCGGAAATGGCTTGCCTGTGAGGCTCAGTAGTTCGCCTTTCCGATCACGGCGTCCGCGCTTCACATAGCCGCCCACAATCAAGTGCCGCACGGTCTTCTTAATCCCCTCGACCGTAATGCCGAGTCTTGCAGCCAGTTCGCGCTGAACCAGACCCGGGTTTTTCTGCAGGCACTCGCAAATGCGACGCTGCGCGAGGCTCATTTTTCGCTCGGCCATCAGAATTCCTCCACTTGCCAGCCGCCGCCGGCCTTCTTCGAGTTCGCCTTCACGGCGATGAAGCGCACCGGATATTGATCCGCTGCAACCTTGACCTTCACGCGCGCGTCGTCCTGCCAATGGCCCTTGACCTCATGCGCTTCGAGTTGCCCGTCTGCCAGCATCACGGCAAAGTCCGGCGTGTAGAACGTGTTGTCAGCCAGGCGGAACTTGATGCCCTCGAAGCGATACCAGGCGATCTCGCCGGCCTGCTTGCGCGCCTCCAGGTGTTCCGCATAGCGCTTTTCGGTCTGATTCATCTCGCCAGCCTTCAATCGACCGAGAGCCTGCATACGCGTCTTGGCGTCGGCCCGGCGGTATGCCGGCGTCAGAACCGGCGCCGCATCGATCCCGTCGCCAATGTCGTCGAACCCGGCGTCGACTTGCGGGCGATTGCCGGTCGTATCGAATATCGCTCGCTGCGCGGCCGTCATCTTCGAACGCGAGTCGTCGCGGACGCGTGCCGTTCCGACGCTTTTCGTTCCGGCCTCGACTCGCATCGGCCAAGCTGTTCGTTTCGTCATGCCTTCCTGTCGCTATCCACGAAATTTCGTAATTCACGGCGCGCCGTCTCGGCCGCCACATCGCCGCATCGCTCGCGCACCGACGCTATTAATGCGTGTGCCATTCCGTTCCGTCCGGCTCGCGCGTCCCGCACCGCGGCCATAAAACGCTCACGGCACGCATCCCGGCTCACGGCTGTTTGCCCGTGACGTTGAAGATCGCCTGGCGCGCGATGTTCAGCCTGTTCAGCTCGACCTTTCCGGTCCGCACTTCCTCGTCGATGATTCGTTGCGCCCATTCGATGTTTCCGCCCTTGGAGACGTTTTTGATCACTTCCGATGCGTTGAGCTCGTCGAGTCGCTGGCGGCCATGCTCCCGCGTCGTTTCGGCCGCCTTCGGTGCCTGAAGCATCGGGACTCGCACCGGAACGGGAAGCACCTCGCCCTCAAGCACCTTCTTCAATGCCGCCTCGAATCGCGGTTTGAGCTGCGAGAACGTCTGGCCGAGCATGTCGTGCTCGCCTACCTTCGCGGCCGCCCAGAAGATCGCCGGGTTCGACCACACGTCCTTGCCGTGCTGCCGCGCCTGCATCTGGTCGATCGCCTCGTAGAGCGCTGCATCGACGTTGATGGCCGGCTTGCATGCCTTCAAGAACTCGGAGATCGACGGCGGCCAGTCGTAGACCTTCCGGCAAACCCGGAGGCCATCCGAGACCATTTGCGTCGTGATCCGCTCTTCATCCAATGCATCAGCCCACGAGTCGCGCCAATTCTTAATCGAGTCCTCATTCGAGAACGAAGCGCGCCACCGGTTGGGATACATTCCGTCCAGCCGATTGAACAGGTGATCGATCAGGCATAATCGCTTTCCACCTACAACGCATTCGCTGAACCAGACCGAACCGCCGGATGACCGCTGGTCGGATACAAACGGAACGGAGCCAACGCCAATGTCACCAATTCGATCCATATCCATTACTCAGCTTGAAAATGCAATCGCCAAAGCAGTTGAAACTGAAACGGGAGGGAAAGTGCGCATTTCCGTTACCTCGATCAATTTCGAAAGCGACCTGCTTTCCAACAGCGAATACGGCACAATCGCACTGAAATTCGCCCCACCCTTGAGACCCCCCGTTGATTTCGGCGACTTCGCCGCTTCAGACGTCGATAACAAGGCCGTCTCCTGATCCTCGGTTGATGTAGGCGACCGGGTCAAACTTGTCGGGGCGCTCGGATCTTGTCGACTTCTCGACCGGGAGCGCCCATTCCTCCGCAAAATGACGGCTCGGCCCGAAGAACGTTGCCGCCAGCTTCACGAATTCGGTTCCAACCTTCCCGGTCGCCGCACAAAACGCTGCGTACCGCTTCGTCCCCGCAATCAGATCGTTGGGCAGATCACCGGCAGCAAGGCGAGCGTTCCAAGCCTTCAGCGCATCCCGCTTGTTGTTGCCGCCTGCCCGTTTCGGGTAGGCCGCCCACGCCTCTTCGAACTGCTCGTCCGCGCCTTCTTGCGCCCCCGCGCTATGTATCCTTTTCAATGGATCGTTCTTTGGTACCTTCTTGGGGTAAATGCCATGGGATTTACGGGGGGGTAAGCCCATAGGATTTACGGGGGCGTAAGCACCGCTTACGGGGGGGTAAGCGTCGCTTACCGGGGGTTCATCGTTCTCGGACAGCGGCTCCGGCGCCCCAATATCGAACATCACGCGGTAACGATTCGACGTCTGGCCGCCATCAGAATCGCGGGTCTGTGCGTAGACCTCGATGTACCCCCAATCCCGCAAATCGCCAATGCACTGGCTCACTCGCGCAGTCGACACGCCGACTTTCTCCGCGAGCGTCTTCCGGCTCGGCCACGCCCACCCATGCTTGTCCGTGTGCGAGCCGAGCGCCATGAGCACCCGAAGGTGCGTCATAGACGACAGGCGCGCGTCCTCAAGGATTCGCGATGGCAGTACGATGAATCGGCTCATGCAGCCTCGTCGATCGACATCTGGCGGGAATCAGTAGCCTCGGTGCCCGAATCGCCATCAGCCAGGTTGAGCACCCACCGCAGAGCTTCGGCACGCTCGCCCGTCGCCTCCGCAAGTTCAGCAACGATCTGCTTGCGGGTGCGCATGCGCGGGGCAGCGTCGCCCGTCAGCGCGGCTTTCTGGGCGCGCGACCGCTCATGCCCTTGCTTGCCGTCGGCCGCGGCTATGACCGCCTTCACCTTCTCGCGCTGTTGATCCGGCGTCAGCTTCGCGAGCTTCAGGGCATGTGACACCGTGATCTGGTCGGCTTCGAGTGCATCGCGCACGGCCGCGGTGCAATCGAGCAGCTTCAACGACTGGTGAACCGTCGGCACCTCGACGCCAAACATGACGGCAACCGTTTCATCCGTATGGCCGGCATCGAGCATGCGGGCCATCTTCTCGGCACGGTTGATCGGCGAATCCTCTTTTCGGATCTCGTTCGTGCTGACCATCACGGCCGCATACGTCTTGCCGCCGTCGTTTATCACGCGCTGCGGAATTGCCGGAATCGTAATCGGCTCTTCCCCTGCGGCGATCAGTTGCCGGTTGAGCTCGCGCGCGTTGATCACGCGCGTTCGGCCGTCGATGATCAGGTTCTTTCCCGTCTCCGGATCCTTGTAGAACAGCACCGGCTTCCGCACGCCGACCGCGCGATAGTTCAGCACCGTTTTCGGGTTCGGCTCTTGATGCACGCGACGGTCATACAACGGGTGCGCCGGGTCCATGACCAGTTCGAGGTCGTTCGGGTCCATCGCAAGCGCAGTAACCTTGCTCTGCGCGCCATATGCTTCAACGGAGCTTTTTGCCACGTTTCCTCCAGAAGGGAATTTCAGGCCGCCAGCGCATCAGGCGGCGGATTGCGATCCGCGAAATCGGGATCGCCGGGAGATCGGGTCGAGCCGTCCGCTCGATGCCAGCAGTACAACGAACCGCGCCGATGCCAGAACCAGTAGCCGGCGCATGTGCACGCCATCAGGCGGGTATTGCGCTTCTGCATCCACGCGTCGACTCGGAAATCGCGCCGGCCGCAGACGTTGCATTGCGGCTGCCGCGTGTACTCGTCGGGCCGCTTCTTCAGCACACGACGCGTCTCGCAATAGCGGCAGCGGCAATGGAACCGGGCCATTTCAGTGACCGCACGGCACCGAGCCGTCGAGAGATTCGAGCGCCCCGCACGACAGGCACTTGCGCGGGTACGTCGGGTGTTGGCTGGCGTCACGCACGATGCGCTTCACCTGATCGGACTGGACCGGTTTCAGTTGGCGCTCGTCGGCCGGCTGAGTGTTGTAGTTCATCGTCATGCCCCGCCGCACGCCCCCATGCTCATGCGCGCGCAACGACAGTTGCTGCCGATGACGTTCCCCTGCGCGAGATAGTCCATATAGCCCTTGGTCGTCACGACGAGGCCGAGCGATTCGAACACCGTGTTCAGGTGTTCGAGCGTGATGCCGGCGTTGTTGCTGAGCACCTTCGACGGCATCGATGCGTCCCATCTCGTCGCTTCCAGAATCGCCGCCTTCGCCTTCGGGTCGGCCATCGCCTCACGTAACAGACGCTCGACGAGCGGCGTCCCGCGCGGGCTTTGAAATTGAATTGCTTGAGGTACTGCGTTCATAGGGATTCACCCATATTCAAAAATTCGGGAATGCGCCTGAACGGCCAGCCCCGTAACTTGCGGTCATGAACTCGCGCCATCACGCGCCTGATCGCCACGCTCTACAAAGGCTTCAGGATGCGCGAGACGAAGAAACTGCAGCCTCGGCTTCGGGATTCCATTGCGACGCCATTGCGATACGGCAGACGCGCTCGTATCGCAGATCTCGGCCGTGCGGCCGGTGCCACCAAGGCGGTCGATGAGTTGGCTCGCGTCCGCGTCGCCCGTGATGTTTTCCATGCGCAGAATTTAAGCGCACTCAAATCATCAAGTCAAGTTAACTCAAACATCTTTGTTTAAGCTGCCTTAAATGAACTCCCTTGCAACCTTCATCGACCGACTCACCTACGCGATCTCTATTCGCGAGCGCGAGCTCGGCACGCCGATCCTCAAGAAGGATCTCGCCGCTGCTGCGGATGTTTCGTCGTCAGCAGTTACGCTTTGGTACAAGGGAAAAACGGAAGAGTTGAAGGCCGCTTCGCTGTTTGGCCTGGCCAAATATCTGAAGGTCCGCCCTGAGTGGCTGTGGAATAAGGTGGGACAGATGCGAGACGGCGAGCTGAAGCGAGAGTCTGCAGCTGCGCCGATACCAAAGTTGTCTGCCGCAGCTCAAAAGGCAGTCGATGCGATAACGGCCGCCGACAAGAACGGGCTTCCGACGAACGTACTCAGTGCGATTGCCGCTTTGGTCAATGCAATCCCCCCGGCTCCGAATCACGATGCCGACGGAGAGCGGCCTCACCTTCATAAGTGACGTTCTCATGTGACGGCTCGTCGGCCCCTCTCAGCGGCTCCAGAGCATCGTCATAGGCGACCATGCCATTGCTGGCGATCAGACGCCTCTTGTTCTTCGTCAGCGTTACCCCCGGTTCGCCGAGTAGCGTCACGTTCCACTCCGTCTCCGAATGAGCGCTCCCGATCAGCACAACGCGACCGATCAACGACCGGTTCCACGCTGCAGTAATCCGCGCGAACTCTCCCGGCTTGCACCGCAACGCCGCTCGCCTCTCATTTCCATCACACATCCCCGGCCCTCCGCATCGGCTCTGACTCGCCGATAGTACTGTATGCATGTACAGTAGTTTAGCGAAATTTGAGCGACTCTTTCAATAGCCTAATCGAGCATCCAGCGATTCCTCACGTCCCTCGATGTTAAGCGAACTCAAATATTTGTTGCCCGACGAATTTGAGTGTGCTTAAATTCATCCCGTGCCGCCACGGCGGGCAATCACAACAACGCGAGATGACCATGAATCGAGATTGGATTCCGCTCTCAGTAATTGCAGCGCTCTACCTGCTGGCCGGCGCGGTAGCGCCCCCGATTGAACGTCTGATGGGGATGTGGTCGTGAAAGCCCTCCTGATCCTGTGGCTCAAGAGCCTTGGCGTGCTCATCGCCGTCATTCTCGTCCTCGCACTCACGCAGCAATGGGATGAGTCCGCCCGCTGCGCGGCGAGCTTCTGCACGTAGTCCAGCAACCCATCGCCGCTCGATTCTGTTGCGATAGGTTTAGGACTCCTTTTTGAATTGATTGTAGTGCCGTCGCGCGCGTTGTTTGGCCCTCGGATTGCGCGACGTTTCGGTGGGCGGCCCGTTTGGCGCCCACGCTTTTTACCCACCGGCTTCAACGGTGGGTGCTCGGAGTGACGGGTGGGCGCCGTCACAACGTCAACCAGGCCTGCAGCCGCACAGCGTTTTCATGCTACCCGCTGCCATATGCGAGCCGAGCACCCACCACTGAAGTTGATTTTCTGATTTGAGGATGCGATGAGCCTGTCGTCTCACCAGAGTGCACGAATGAAGAATGACGAGTGGCTGACGCCGCCGGAATGGCTCCGCGCGCTTGGCGAATTCGACCTGGACCCATGCGCGCCTATCAATCGCCCATGGAATACCGCGCGCGAGCATTTCACGGTCCGCGACAACGGTCTTACGCGCGAATGGCGCGGCCGCGTCTGGTGCAACCCGCCGTTCGGACGCGAGGCGGCGAAGTGGATGCGCCGCATGACCGAACACGGCAACGGCATTGCCCTTATCCCGGCCCGTACCGAAACGGCGATGTTCTACGAGACCGTCTGGGCCGGGGCCGAGGCCGTGTGTTTCGTGCGCGGCCGACCGCACTTTCATTTCGTCGACGGCCGCCGAGCCCCGTTCAATTCTGGCGCACCAATTTGCCTCGTCGCATACGGCCGGCGCAACGCTTACGCGCTGCTCGATGCCGGCCTCGGGCATGTGGTGCAAGTCTGACCTACCGAGGACCACACCATGACCACCGAAAGCAAAAAAAGCCCCGCTCCCGAACAGGCGAGCGAGGCAGCGACTACAACAGCAGCAACGGATTTGGAGGTCCCCGTTACTGCCAAAGCCATTGTCGAGCAGCATGACAGCCAGAACAATGGGACACGTTCGAAATTCAGCGACGAAAAGAGCCCCACTGATGCGGTGACCGACGAGCAAATCATCGAGCGCTGCAAGGCCGCTGGCATCAAATGGATTCCGCCCGAACTGCCAGACGACATCGATTACGAAATTGGCTTCCCCGGCGCCTTCGACATGGTGAACATGAGCGAGATGCGCGCGCTTCTCGCCGGATCCCCTGTCGAGCAGCCCGCAGCAGCGCCGGCCATCGAACTGTCTAGCGTGAAAGAGACGTTGGAATCAGGCGGCGGCTTCTGGCGCACCTGTTCAGGCTGTCACGAGTCCGAGGACGGTCATCCCGTTGGCGAATACCCATACAGCGAAGTCCTTCAATGCGACCTCGGCGCGGGCTGCACCGAATGCGGCGGTATCGGCGCGGTGTGGGACAACACCGATTACGACGACATGGCGGCCTTTCTCGACCGGCAGGAAGAAGCCGCCGAGGCATCGCAGTCCGCAGCAACGCCGGCGGACGAGCGGGCGGCGTTCATCGAAGCGTATGTGCGGACGTTGCCGCCCGAGAATCGTGCGGTCGATCCGGGCGCCGCGCACCGATTCGCCGAATCGGTAATCGAGGCTTGCGGGCCCGGCTGGCAACTGTGGCTCGCCGGCATCGCCTACGCCCGCGCCGCATCTGCCAACGAGACGGGGGCGGAAGACCTCGACGGCCTCGCACATGAATTGTGGTCGGCGGCGCAGACTCAGCCCCGCCAACTCGAAGGCATTGAGGACGGGGTACGACGGATCAAAGCCATTCTCTCCCATTCGCCCGCTATGGCGGCGGAAGCGGTGGCGACCCGGGTCGAGTGGGACCAGGATGCCGCTATCGAAGCGTTGAGCGATTTCCCGAAAGGGAGCATCTGGTATGAGTTTCTTGAGCAAGCCGGCTTCGATCCGACCAGCGGGCCGATCTACGTCTTGACCGTGCAGGGCCGGGCCATGCTGGATCAGCTCAAGAGCGCGTACTTCGCCGCCCCGCAGCCGTCCGCGCAGTCATTGCAGCCGGAGCCGGGCGCCGAGCTGCCGCGGTTCCCGGTCGTGCTCCGCAAGATGTGGAGCGGTGGCGAGGTTCAGCGCTGGATCGACGAGAACATCGCGCCGCTGCGCGCCAATGTGGCGCTCGATGAGCAGGCGTGGACGTACCTGCACGGCAACCTTGGAACAATAGAATCCGCCATTGCTCTGGCCGGAGCGACGGGCCATTCCAGCCAAGCCGAAGGACTGAAGGCCGTGGAACATGAAATCCGCCGTTTGTTCACGACCGCCCGCACAGGTGAAAGCCGATGAAGCCGGCGATGACGCTCTGCTCAGTCAGCCATGTGGTTCTGATGACCAAGGAATTACCACCTCAACTACGCTGGCTTGCCCTCGAATTCTTCGACGGCGTGACGAAGCCGTTCGAACGCATCGCTGAACGCCACATCTTTGTCAGCAAAACGCGCAGCCGGAATCGGAACGTTCCTGGGACCACCAGTTACAGCAAATCGCATCGTCTGCCGCGCGATGTAATAGCCAGCCGTTTCATCACCATCAATCGCGACGTCCAACTGCCAACCCCGGTACAACTCGTTTTGATGTTCCATGGCGGCCCCCATAGCGGTTGTAGAGGAATCGTAGCATGAGCCAATTACCGACTCTGATTTCACCAGCACCTTACGTCACCGTGGGGCTCGCCGCGACGATTACGGGTTTGACCGAGAAAGCCATCCGTCGAAAGATCGAGGACGGGAAATGGCTTGAGGGTCGCGAGTATCGCCGCTCACCGGACGGCGGAATTTTCATTTCAATAAAGGGATACCAGCAATGGGTCGAAAAGGCGACGGCGTAGAGATTCGCGAGAAGTCGATTCGCATGGCGTTCGTGCTCGACGGCCAAGACATACGCAAGACGTTGAAGGTGGATGGCAAGCCGATGCTACCGACCCCTGCGAACGTAAAGTATGCGCGACGACTGGCGGCGGAAATTCGCGACCGAATTCGGCACGGCACTTTCATCATGTCCGAATACTTTCCGTCCGAAGGGGATGCAACGTCCCTTCTGCTCGGCGACTGGTTGGATAGTTGGCTTGCCGCACAGCGAATTGAGCGGTCAACGCGTGATGGCTACGCCACGGCCATCAAGTTCTGGAAAGAGACAGCATGCGACGAGGCTCAAACGAAGCTGACGGGAAGCATCTCGATCAGATCGCTGAAGGCAATTCAAATTCAGACCGCAATTGCGAACCGTCCGGATCTGAGCGGCAAAACCGTTAACAACTACCTTTCCGTCTTGCGAGCCGCGCTATCGCTTGCAGTTAAGGACGGGTTCATCAAGGAGAGTCCAGCCGATGCCGTGCCGCGCGCAAAGCACCAGAAGCCCCCTCCTGATCCGTTCTCAAGAGAGGAATCGGACAGGATCATCGCCGAAGCTGCCCGCGCTTACTCTGGTCAGGTGCACAACCTAACCGAGTTTTGGTTTTGGACCGGGTTACGCACGTCGGAGATCTACGGGCTCGAATGGAGCCAGATAGACCTGGCGAGCGCGACAATGCTTGTCGCAAAGGCCTATGTACGCGGCGAGCAGTTGGATCGAACGAAAACGAAGGTAGCCCGGCTGGTTCATTTGAATAGCAGGGCGATGGCGGCATTGCAACGTCAACGGGCGTTCACGCAAATGTCGAATGACCGCGTGTTTCTCGATCCGCGCTACAACGAGGTGTGGCACGACGAGGACGCATTCCGGCGCACGTATTGGGAACCGATGCTGAGAAGGCTAGGAATCCGCTACAGACGGCCTTACAACATGCGGCATAGCTACGCTACCGCGATGCTGATGGTCGGGATGACGCCTGCATTCTGCGCGAAGCAGCTGGGCCACAGCGTCGAGATGTTCCTGACGACCTACTCAAAGTGGGTCGACGGAAGTCAGAACGCTCTTGAAATGGCAAGGCTTGAAAGCACCCTTTCCTCCCTAGAACCTCCCCAGAAGAACACCAAAAGTGGATAA